TTAATACTCTCATCTACTTCTAATAGGTGCCAATTTTTATTTCCAGAATTTATTACTAGCTTAGGTAATGCATACGGCTCTCTCTCGGCTATTCTGGGCACTCCCCACTGATCGATTTCGGAGTGCGACAGGGTACTTGGATCTCCTCCATTATAGATTTCATTAAACATCTCTTGAGTAACCATTGCGCGTCTTTCATCTAAACTATATTTATGGCCAATTTGTTCATTTGCTGCATTAATATGATTTAGATAAAGATGAGTATCTCCTAGGTTTCCAACTAACTGATCAGGTACCATATTAACCATCTTTGCGATAATTTCAAGTAATAGTCCATAAGAAGCAATATTGAATGGCAATCCTAAAAATGTATCAACTGATCGCTGATTCCACATTAAGGAGATTGATCTTTGTGGAGTCGATTCATGAAAAGCTCTCTCCGTAATAGCAACATTTTCTAATTCAACATCAGTATTTTCCATTACCCATTTAATTCTTTCAGCAATAGTTAATTCCTTTGTATAGACTTGAAAACCATAGTGACATGGAGGAAGAACCATGCTTTCGATTTCTCCAACATTCCAAGCATTAACCATTAATCGCCTTGAGTCTGGATTAGTTTTAAGGTCTTTAATTAGAGTTGCAATTTGATCAGTATTAGAATTTAATCCTTCCCAGCTTCTCCATTGTCTACCATAAATTGGACCCAATTCTCCAAATTCTTTTGCAAATGCATCATCAGTTTTAATACGTTCAACAAAGGCTGGCATCTCCATTGGAATATAATATTTAGAATGTTCCTTTGCTAATTGAGTTACATAATTTTTATATGCATCGCCATTCCAAATATTACAGCCATTTTGAACTAGGAATTGAATATTAGTATCTCCTCGAAGAAACCAAATTAATTCAGTCACCATAGTTTTCCATGCCATCTTTTTAGTAGTTAAGAGTGGAAAACCTTCTTTCATATTATGACGAATTGTGTAACCAAAAATACTTAAGGTTCCAGTACCAGTGCGGTCGCTCTTTTCAACTCCATGAGTTAAAATTGTTTTAAGTAAATCTGTGTATTGTGTATCTAGACTATTCATATTATTTAAATACTTTAATTTTAGCGTCAACTTCTGTTAATTCTGACCAGGTTCCAAGATAAGTTACAGCTCTAACCTTTCGATTATCGATCCAAACATATTCTTGGTCGTCCTTGATTCTTGGCTTATCCATTACTAACCCATGATATTTAAAACCATTTTGATTTAGCCAATCTTCAGTAACTTTACGGTCTTTACTTTCACGAGCAGTAAAAAATGTAATAACGTGACCCTCGTCATACCATTTATTAATTATACTTAGTGAATCTGGAAATACATTTGCGCTTGCAAAGAGATGAGAATCCTCATTCTTAATATCATCACAAATAGTACCATCTATATCAATTAAAAAAACCTTTGTCATTATTTAGTGTTTTCGTATTTTGAAATAAGGCTAATTACTCTGACTATAGTTATGGCCAATCCAGTTAACATCCATACATAGTGTCGAAAACCCCAATGCCATTCAGGATCGTGGTAGCCATTTCCAGCATAGTTACAACCAACATAGTGATAAGTATCTTTGATTGCTTCCCCGCTTCCTTGACATAGCCAATCGCCAAAAAACTCTCTTGCATTTTCTGGAACAAACGAAAATATCATAACAAATGTGCTAATTAGGAGAATATCAATAATTAGCTTTAGATTTTTACTCATGGGTTCCAATTTTTTTAATTTGATAGGAATACCCCGAATCAGAGTTTACTTGAAATCTTCGTCGCATTTCTTCTGCTGCGTGTTCAGTTTCAAATTCCATTACCTCACTAGTACTGTCCAATAATATAACTGGAAGATGTAAAGAAGCGTCATTTGTCTTTACCATTTTTACAATTACGTAGCTCATATTTAAAATTTTATATCAATGTTTATGTTGTTTGAGGTATCACTCCAAAAATGGTAAGTATCGCCATCTTTAAATTTATTGCGGCCCTTTTCCATTTCTTGTGCAAATTTCTTTGCAACCTCTTCATCTCGTTTCCTTAGTTCTTCTTTAATTTCAGTATTAATTTTGGGTAATTACTTCATCTTCAAAATTAGAAGAAATACCATGATCTGTTACTATTAGCTGCTTATCTGAATTAATAACAAACCATTCAAACCCAGTTGTACAACCAGCTAAAAATAGAAGTCGACTTGCAGGATCTTCTCCATACGAATCGACTAGTCTATCAAATACTTTATGACCAATATCAATTACATCCATTTTGTTTCTGAAGTTTTCGTATTGTACATTTGTCTAATTAATTTACCCAATTCCATATCATTTGGAGTTTCATCAAGTAGATGAGTTTGGATTACTAGAAAATTTCCTTGAATACTATTCCAAAAAACTCGGCTTGCTTCATTGAGAGACTCTTCATCTTTCATATAGGTAATATTACCAGTTTTATCAATTTCAATTAGCCTTTCGCCAGAATCATTAATTGTAAAAAGATACTGCGGTTGCATTGGTTGAACTAATTTAAGTTCGCCAATTGGCTCTAGGTTTTCGTGATTTTCCATATTAATAGGTTTAAGATATTTTACTATAGTCAATTACCAAAGTTTATGCATAAAAAAAGCTGCCCGAAAGCAGCTTTTTAGAGTTGGAGCTCTAGGTTTCAAAGGAATCCTTTATTGTTTTTTCTTCTCAATATCAGAAGAAATTTTCTTTTTAAGTTGTTTAATTGAATTTAAAGCTTTACTATTATCAGTTCGTGTCTCAATTATAGTCGGTTCAGGTTCATCTGGTATTATTGAATATGCAACTTGAATAGTATCTTCAGTTGAGCTAGGTGAGCGTCTTATCATTCGATTACTAGTTTCTGCTCGTTTCTCAGTTCTAATAATAGTGGTTTGTCCACGTTCCATTTCAATTTCAATTGAAGTAATAATGCCAAGAATTTCCTTTTCTTTTGCAATTAAGTCATTTGTGCAGCTACGTTGATTGTCTAATACTTGTTGTGTTAATTCTCCAACTCGTAAATTTAATTCAAAGATTTCAGTTTTTTGACGATTTACCTTGAGGTTGAGTTCGTCATGGTCCATTGTAACACTATCGAATAGGCGTGGGCCAACTGTCATTAGTGTTATAGCAATTAGTAAAAATACCAGGGCAAAAAGTCTCTGCCCTGGTGTAATTGTAGTTAATATGTCTTTAATGTACTTAATCATTATACAATATCCTTAGACTCAATTAGAGTGTACGTAAATGATTTACCATGGATTGCAGCAGCTTTTCTACAAAGAGCCATAAAATCTTCAAACTCAGCAGCCTTTTTAAATACTTGACATCCTTCTGACCAGTTTTCTACATAGGTAGAATCTGCTCCAGCTTTATGGATGTTAATACCAAAAATACCTTCTTGAATTTTATCCTCATCGTATTCTAGGTCTTTGTCTGCATCACGATATACTTTTACAGGTTTTTGTTGCTTAAGAGCTTCGTACTTACCTTGGTGTAAACCTAGTGTATGCGAACCTCTATATTGACCTTCAACCAGTCTAGCAACTCCTGCCGCATTATGGTATTCCATAACACCCTTTTTACCTGGATCGGTTGTGGCCATCCAGCAATGAGATTTCCATTCGCCTCCTAGTTTATATGATACAGTAATGCAATCATCGAATGCATTTGTAACCTTTTGACCAGTTGCCGAATTTCTAACTCCAACAATATTAAGATCATAGTCCTTTGCACCTTCAAACCAAACATATCCCTTTGATTTTACTGCATTTTCAATCTGTTCTCTAGTGTAACAACTCATAATTTAAAAAAATTTATTTTTATCTAAACCAATTTTTAGGATTAGCTTTATTTGCAGCCTTTTTTAATTCATTAGCTGCTTTATTCGCTAAATCTTCAGCTTCTTTTGCTGCCCTTTCAGCAGCACGTTTAGTTTCTTCTGCGGCTCTTTGTGCTTCAGCTGCTGCAACTCTCGCTGCTTCATCTGCTACTCTTTTAGCCTCAGCTGCCTGTCTTTCAATTTCTCTAGCTGCGGCCGCTGCTTGTTCATCGGCAATACGTTTAGCTTCAGCTGCTACTCTTTTAGCCTCAGCTGCGGCTTCTTTTGCAATACGATCAGCTTCTTCTGCTGCTCTTTGAGCTTCAGCTGCGGCAAGTTCTGCTGCTTTTTTAGCTTCTTCAGCTGCGATTTCAGCTTGTCTGTGAGCTTCTTCTGCTGCCTCTTTTGCCTTTGCCTCAGCGTCATTTGCAAGATCAATTGCTGGATTTAAGTCTAAATCGACATTAATATCAGCATCTAACCCTACCAATAGGGCAGCTTCTCCGCTAATACCAATTGAAACTTCACCATCATTATATGTTGCATGTGCTTCTCCTTCGACTCCTACTTGAACTCCGATACTTGCACCAACTTCAGCACTTGCATCTGCATTTCCAATTGGAGTATCGATTCCAGCAGAACCTCCAGCTTCAACTCCTGCTCCGGCTCCAGCCATTGCACCACCGCCTACATCAACTCCATGCTCTCCAACTGAGGCATGACCTTCAACTCCAGCGTGTGCTTCAGCATAGGCTCCAGCATGACCTTCGGCGTCTGCTCCAACTTTAACTTCTCCAAGTGGAGTGTCTAATCCGGCTTCAACGTGAGCCTCTGCGCTTGCTTCAACTTCTACTCTAGCATCAACGCTAGCCCCAGCTTCAACTACTGCGTCAGTTCCATTCCAACCTGCTTCTACATGAGCTTCAGCATTTGCTTCTGCACTTGCATGAGCTTCTACATGAGCATCGGTTTCAGCTTCAACACTTACGCCTCCGCCTAGTTCTTGACTAGCATGGGCTTCAGAGTTTGCTTCTGCAGATACCTCAGCGCTAACATGCGCCTCAGCTCCAGCATAAGCCATTCCACCATCAATACCGGCCTCAGCGCTTGCGCTTGCTTCAGCATGTGCATCATATGAGGCGTCAGCACTTGCTCCAACTTCTTCATTACCAGTTTGAGTAGATACCGAATCAGAAATTTCTACTGAAACTTCTGCCTTTACTTTAACTTCTTGATTGTTTTCCATTTTTATATTATCTTTTTCCTTCATGAACGACTTTTAGGCTATCATTTCGATCAATATACATGTATTCACATGATACTAAACTAAATTCTTCAAAGTGATCTAAAACTTCATCTGCTGAAAATTCAGAACACGAGTAAATATCAAATTGAAAAAATGCTGGGTCAGATTTATCCCAAACATGAATAGCCGCATGTGATGTAGCCAAGGTAACTGTACCAGTAATACCTTCATTTCCAGGTTCATCTACATATATTGAGGTTGGACCTGCAACTACTACCATTCTAACCTTTTTAACCAGATCAGTTAACCACTGATTTAAAATAGCTTCATCCTTTGGTGGGTTTTGTAGATACCCTCTAACTAATAGATGAAGATGATTAGGTATAAACATTTAAAAATCTCCTTAGTATATTTTAATACTATTTATTTTTTTCAGACGCGTATTTAACGCCCATTATTGTACCGACTATTGAAAATGCATTTGTCAATAAGATTCCAAACATATTAGACCAAGCAGATCCAATTATTTGTGTATCGGTTCCTTGTAAAATTGCAAATGCATACATAATGGTAGTGGCTAATCCAACTCCAACTATAACCCATAGTGCAACCTTAACAATAGTTCCAATTAATTCAGTTTGAGTTTTCTTTTGTAGTACATCCAAATCAGTTAATGCAAGTTCCTTAGCAGCTTCTGCATTTTTCATAGCAGACATTGCCTCTAATTTAGATTCCTCTGCATTGGCAAGAGCAACCCTTAAGTCCTCCATTAATTTGTGGTTTTCTTCTTGGGAAAGTAGTAAATCTTTATTTTGATTTTGAACCTGTTTAGTTATGTCTAATCTTCGCTTTCTTGAGCTTTTATCCTTTTCAATTGAATTTTCTAAATACGATTTAAATTCCAAATCATCTTCATCTGCATCAATTACCTTTAGGATATTTCCTTCTAAAGATATTCTGTTATCTTTATAAATCTTTAGGATAAAATCTCTAGTCGCTTTATTAATTTTCATTACTTATAGATTTTAAATGGAGCGGTTTTATTTTTATAACCAGGGTAATCTACCTTAAATTCTTCTAGTCTAGGTTCAATTTCATCAGACTTAATAATCCAAAATTGTGCACCTACTGCCTTTGCCTTTTCAATTTCTTGTGTGTCAGACGAAGAAGAAATAATTCCAATTACAACCCCATTACCATATTCAAAATTAATTTTTCTAATAAGTTCAATTCCATCAAATGATGATCCTATAATATTAAGATCAACAAATACACACTCAGGGCGTTCATGATTTGGGTCATCTGGAAACCATTTTCTAAAGAGTTTATCCGCCTCATCTGAAGAATCTAGAGCCTCAAAAGCTAGCGATATGTCTAATAAACTACACGCATCCTCGAAAACCAGGTGAAACAGGTTTTCATCATCCACTAACATTATTGAATTAATCATTTCTGTATTTTAATTTTTAATTTTGTTCCAGTTTGAGTTTTTTCCGCGGTGATTGAAAATCCATGTTCGTTTAAAATTTGAACACAAATATTCAGTCCCAAACCAGTTCCGCTTTCTTTTTGATTCTTTTTTCTAGTATAAGGCTCTGATAGCTTAATAAATTCTTCATTTGAAAGACCTCGCCCATTATCTTCAATAATTAAATCTTCATTATCTAAATATATTTTAACCCATTTAGTTGGACTATCGTTATATTTAAGACCATTTCTTATTAAATTATCGATTGCTGTACAAAAAAGAGGCTCGTTGACTTCTATTTCTGGTAAATTATCATCGAGTATTACTTGTTGATTGTACGCAGTTAATTTAAGATATTCTGATAATATGCTCTTAATAGATACTATTTGCTTGGTCATGATAGCGTTTTCCTTTACTAAATTTGTAAATTCGTAAACTCCAGCGTAAACCTTTTGAGCATGAAATAATCCATCAGCTATCAATTGCATAGGTGATTTAATTTTCAGTCTTTCAATATCATCAGCAGTTAATCTTCTTTGTAGGGATTTAATTCCTCTTGGTAAATATGTATTGATTCCCGAATGCATATCATGTCTAATTATCTTAGCTGCATGTTCTAAGTAGATATTCTTTTTATTAAGTTCAGCGGCAACCTCTTCTTTCTTTCTAAGAAATTCATATACGACCATAAAAAATGGAGGCATAAAGGCGATTACGCAACAATAACCAAAAACATCTAACTCATATGTATTAGGGCAAACTTCAAAAACAACACAGGTTTGCACTAAAAAGAATGCCATCATAATAATGGCAGCGATTAATAGCGCAATCCTAGATTGTTTTGAAATTCCATCTAATGCTTTCATTTATAAGTCAGTTTTAGTTAGACCTATTTTTTCAAATATCCATTTAGATGGACAAAATTTAGTCCATACTCCAACATTTAACATCACTACCACAAAGATAACAATATTCCAATTATTTAATAATATTCCAGCTAATAATACTAGAGACATTAACAAATATACAGCTCTAACAGAAGTCCATTTTTTCATGACATACGTATAGTTTGAAAAAAAGCAATTTGAAGTCTTATCCAAAATCTTTTTTTCCACGGAAGACTCTTAAATTCAGTAGTATTAAAAATATCTTCCGGTTGGGTTATTTTTTTACATTGGCACTCTTCGCAATTACACATATTCATTACTTTAATAGGTTATAATATTCGTTAAAGTGTTTAATACGATCATCAAGACCAATTGTTCCACCATTTACTCTTTTAGTTACAGCAGTAACCGTTGCAGTATCTGCACCTTTATCGCAAATTGACCAAAGTTTATTTGAATCAAAGAAAAATGCAGCTGAAGCCAAAGGATATTTAGTTGCAACTAGATCTGGATTAGCTACGGTATCTTCACCAATAAATTTAGCGAAATTTGTGTAGTTTGATTTTCCAGTTAATTGAATATAACCGCGACCACGGAATTTGAAACCATCTTTAGATGCTTCATTACCATTACCCATACGATCTGCATAAACTCTTGAAGCAATTTTCTCAGGATTACGAGCATAAGACTCATTTAGGTTACCTGGGAAATATTTACCAAAGATTTTTTTAAGACCATCTGCTGAATAATTAACATTTTCTGAAACTGCTTTAAATCCGCCACTTTCATGACCACACTGTGATAAGAAGTGAGCTAAACGTAATGGAGTTGTAATATTAAATTTAGCAGCTGTATCAGGGATTTGAGCAAGAACTGCA